GAGTTTTCTTGTACACTCCAAAACAGCCAGGACATACGGGTTAGGACGACGCTGGGCGGCTAGAATGGCGGCCAACATACGTGTCTCATAAATATTCGTGTCTGTGACAACTTCTCCAGTACAATAAGCTCTCAAACACTCGATCTCAAAACACTTGCACCCTGTGTTTTTCCTCTTCACTCCCTGACATCCAGTCCTAGTACACGTCAGAGCACAGCCACAAGGGCATGCCGACTCTACGACTCGCCCCACAATATTCAAAAAAGGGGGGTGGTCATAGAGATCCAAGCAATAACCACATAAAGGGTCTGTATAACTCCTGACAATAGTGGCCACGACGACTGGAAAAAATTGAGTCAGAGACTGAGAAAGTAGATCACGCATGTAAGAAAGTGCGCGTTCAAATCTTTTACCTGGGCCCCGCTTAGGGACACAATGTACTGGAGAGGGGTTGTTATATGACAACAGCCGTGGAATGAGTTTTCCTTGGCTGAGTGGAGAGGCTTGAAAGGCCTCATCATCATCACTCTCAATCTCAAATAAAAATTCCAAACTCCCATCGACATCATCCTTTCCAGTGACTTCACCATTAGCTCCATTAAGCTGGGACCTGATAACAACACCCTTTTGCTTTGGCCTTCGAACAACAACTTCCTCATATTCCGAGTCATCATCCTTACACTCATCGACATCTTCTACAATTCCAGTGTATCGTGAAATAGAGGTAAGTGCCTCCAAAAGTGTGATATCGAAAGGTTGTTGCGCCCTAGGAAGTGGATTGCTCAGAATCCAGGAGCTGGTTCTGTCGAACTGCTTGACCCAATCAATAAGACGTGCATTCACTTCATCTGGAGGTGCACTCTTGCTAGATCGGCCAGCAATAGTATCCAACAAATATCTGCAAAACTGCTTCCTAGTGTAAACAATGGGCTTTCGCAAGGTCAATCCAGTGGATATCTTGGGATCAATTCGCACGATGATGACAGTGGCCCCATTACTAGCAGCAATTGGAGTGGCTCCAGAGGTGGTTAGCTGTATATATGGAGGGGCAATTTGAGTTCCAGTTCCATCGTACTTGAAACTAGCAAAAACGGTTGCTGCACCTGAACTTCCATTAGTGCTGGTCAAGGGCTCTGGTAGAGTCTGAATAGCCTGGTCGATTAATGAGTAAGCCGCCGCCATACCTCCTCCATACGACAAACTGACAACAGCGTGGTTAGCTGTGGCCGTACCTAAATTGGCGTAATACAGAAGGTACGTTGCGCCGGTTGGTGTAGATAAAGGGAAGACGTACCTGCCGACAAACGAAGGATCTACAACAAGGCCAAGGGAATTAATGCGGGGCTGCTTAACCGCAATTGTATCTGCGACTGGAGTAAAATATGTGGCAACAGTCAACCCAGTGAAATCCATCATGAACATAGGCGCAGTTCCTGGCGAGGAGGACATGCGAGGCTTGAAGAACTCAACTTCGTATGTGACATAAAGCTTTCCAGCCCCAGTGTAGGCATTTGGAGCGTCCTGGGTGGCAATATCCAAAACCCCAAAGGTATAGAATTGCAAATCACCAGGAGTAACTCCAGGTTGCTGTATTTTCATGACGGGCACAATAGTCTGATCCCGAGCACACTCCACAGGGAAGGCTTGGTTAACACTAGGTTTAGCCGAAGCAGCAAAATAACTGTTGAGCATCTCTTCTAAGTTCCCAGGAGGCTCAGAGTCAACATCGTACCGAATAGATCCTGAAATAGAACCCATCCCTTGAGTAGGAGCGGAAACAACATCAGAGCTGTTTGTAACAAAGCAATATACAGCACCACGAAGCGTGTACTGCATAAAATTGCCAGCTATGACGTTCAACCAAGGAAAAGATGTCTCATTAATTGGGTTAATGTCGTAAGAACGGAGTGTAAACTCTTCGGTCATACTAATGTCACCCAAATATTCATGAAAAGAAACAACAATTCCTCCGCCATTGTCGGAGTGCATGCTTGGGATAGAAGTGCCACCGGAGAGAAAACTATTACTCTTAACTGCTGGAAATCCATTATGCATTTGATAATCGCCACTTCCCCCGAACAGGGAGGAGAACCAGCCATGTAACTTCTCTCCAATCCAGCCTCCAACTTTAGAGCCAACATTGCGGCCGAGTTCATAATCACCGCGACCGCGTATGACCCTGGAGCTGCCTATACTCTTCTCAACCCTAGCACGAGCTTTAGGTCCCTTAGCCATCTTCTCTTCAATGTACTTCTTCTGTTTGGACAACTGTTCAGTACGCTTCGCCTTGACTTTGGCCTTTTGCCCCTTCTTCTCCAACCTTTTGACAATTGCCTTGTCAGCAAGATCGTCCCCGTTAGTCCACTCTCCGTTGTTGCCATTAATTTGGACAACTTTTATGCCTTCTGCGGCAATGGGCGGACAAGCCCAAGGGTTTAAAAACCCGGTAAGTTTCCAAATTTTAG